TGTATTCAATCTAAGGCAAATATAGAAGTTTATATGGGAGAAAAGAAAATTACATCTTTAATATTAGAATGATAGATAAAATTTTATATACTTTTTTTGGTTGGTTAGATAAATTTTCTGAACATTTAGACAATGTTTTTTTTCCTAAACCAAAAAGAAAAAAAAATAAATGTAAAAATTGCAAGTGCGATTGTCATTGTAAAGATGATTTGCATATCAATAATTTTGACCAAGAATTATGTAATTGTGAAGGGTGTAACTGCTAATATTATATGAGGTGTAATTATGGAATATATACTGATAAAATTAGAATATTTTTGCAGAAAATTATATGGTTTTGTATGGAGATTAAGAATAAAATTAACTATGAACTTGGAGAAAAAATATGTACGAAGAAGTAAAAGAAGAAATAAAAGCCTGTGAAGGTTATGTAAATAAAATTTATAAATGTAGTGAAGGTTTTGATACTATATTTTATGGACACAAAATTACACCTGATGATGAATATGAACATGGTATTGAGTATTCTAAAGAGGAAGGTGAACTTGTATTTGAAAGAGATTTCCAAAGAACATTAGATGCAGCCGAAAGATTGATAGGAGAAAGACCAATTAATAATACAGCTAAAGAAGTTGTTATTAATATGGTTTATCAAATAGGTGAAGGTGGTGTATCTAAGTTTAAAAATATGTGGAAGGCTTTAGATAGAGAAGATTATGGAGAGGCTAGTTTTCAAATGATGGACAGCCTATGGGCTAAACAAACTCCTAACAGAGCAAAAAAATTAGCAGAAAAAATGAGAGGTGCATAATGTGGTTTAGTGCAATAAAATTAGCTTTAAATGCAGGTACTCATATCTATAAAAAGAAACAAGAAACTAAAATGCGTATGGCAGATGCTCAAGCAGCTCATGCAGAAAAGATGGCTAAAGGAGAACTTGAGTATAGTGGCAAACTTTTAGAGGCAAGGCAATCAGACTGGAAAGACGAATTTGTTTTGGTCGTTTTAACTCTGCCAATTTTAGTGATTGCCTATGGGGTCTTCAGCGAAGATCCTGCTGCGTCTGCAAAAATAAAAGAGTTCTTTGAACAGTTCCAACAGCTTCCATCATGGTTCACAAACTTGTGGATTTTGGTTGTCGCAAGTATTTATGGAATAAAGGGTACACAGATTTTTAAAAACAATAAAAAATAATTAATGTCTGACATTGATTTGATTAATGAATATAAGGATCAAGTAAGAATCCTTAAACAAGAGGTTGCAGAATTGCAAGACGCAGGTAAGTCCAAAGATTCTGCTAACAAAAGATGTTTGCAAAAACTAGAACATTCTCAACAAGACCTGGATGATGCAACAAAAAAAATAAAAGAACTGGAGAGTGAAATAAAAAAAATAAAAGATAAAAAATGAATTTTGTATTAAATTTAATAATGTGTTCTGCTGTAACTAATACTTGTTTGCCACCTTACAGATACCCTGATTTATTTAATGATGGTTATTCTTGTATGATAGCTGGTAACTATGAGTCAATTTTAAAATTAGAAGAAATAGGTTATGAGGATGTAAATAAAAATAAAATATATATAAAATTTATTTGTAATGAAGAAACTGTAGTACCTCTTAAAAAACCTAAAACTTTAACATGATGTATTGTGTTATCTGGAAAAGAAATGATTCAGATAAACATGAATTATTTACAAATCAAATATTTGAAACTGAGAAAAAAGCTATAGAATTTAAAGATAAACAAAAGTCCATGCGTAAAAAACATGATTGCAGAGTGGTAGAATATGATTATAAATACTTTGATGGAGTAAAATTAGATGGCAATTGATAAAGCTAAAATGAAATGTAATTCACCTAGAAGGCAAGTACAAGGTGGTAAAAAATTTGTAGTCAAAGCCTGTAAGGGTGGTAAGGAAAAGATTATTAGGTATGGGGATGCTAATATGACTATTAAAAAGTCTAACCCTGCTAGAAGAAAAAGCTTTAGAGCTAGACATAAATGTGCTACAGCTAAAGATGTGTTCAGTGCTAGATACTGGTCATGTAAAAAATGGTAAAAGGAGAAAACTATGTATGGAAAAAAACCAATGAAGAAAAAAAAGAAGAAGTCTAAAAAGAAAAAAAAGAAAATGATGAGTAGGTATTAACAATTAGGAGTAACTGCTAGTCAGTTGGGAATGTTGGAGGGTTTATATTATGCCTAAAGGTAAAAATAAAAAGTACAGTAAAAAACAAATGAAGATTGCAAGGGTTGCACCACCATTTGATAAAATTACTGGTGCTGATTTTGCTAAACTTAAAAAGAAAAAGAGAAAAAAATGAAAAAACTAACTAAAAGACAAGAAGACGCATTAAAACGTCATAAGAAACATCACACAAATAAACACATGGCAATGATGAGAAAAGCTATGAGAGGTGGAAAAACTTTTGGACAAGCTCATAAAATGGCTATGAAAAAAGTTGGAAAATAATAATGAAAAAAGCATTATTAAATGCTTTAAAAAAAAGATACAATGCTAATATAGCAGAAGCTGACGCAACTGCTAAAATTTATTTTGAAAACAGTGTTGGCATAGGAGAACACCCTCAACATTTAATTGAATTAGATAAACTAATCTCAACTATTGCTGAGAATGAAGATAAATTAGAAGTATTAAAGGAGTTTGAAGATGGCTAAATTATGTGCAAGAGGTAAGGCAGCAGCTAAACGAAAGTTTAAAGTTTATCCTTCTGCTTATGCCAATATGTACGCAGCAGGTGTTTGTTCAGGTAGAATAAAACCTAAAAAGAAAAAGAAAAAAAGATGAGTTTAAGAAAGTGGACATCAGAAAAATGGGTTGATATTGCAAACAAAAGATCAGATGGTTCATACCCTCCATGTGGTAGATCAAAAGGTGAAAAGCGAAGAAACTATCCTAAGTGTTTGCCAATAGCAAAAGTAAGATCAATGACTAAATCTGAATTATCTGCTGCTGTAAGAAGAAAAAAGAAAGCTGAAAAGAAATCAAGAAAAGGTAAAAAACCAAACTATGCAAAAACCTAAAAAAAAGACTTGGCAAAAATCAAAAAATAAAATTTTTGAGGTCGGTACTTGCAAGTATTGTACTGACATGATGACTAATATGGATAGCTTTGTTTCTTTTTATGGTGGTGGTCATGCTCATTATCAATGTATGAAAGAAGATGATGAGAAAAAAAATTAAATATGCCGAACAACTTTTTTAACCAATTCATACCATTGTTCTTTATACTTTTGTTCCTTAGTTTTGTTATACAGATTTGCTAATTGATTTAGTTTGTCTTGATCTTCATCTCTAACTGTTTTGTCATTGAGCCAATCATATTTTTTTCCTGACTGGCTCAACAAACTCATTTACTTATCCGAAGCAATAGCATCAGCCATTGTTATTAATTCTTGCTTGACATAAGCATCAGATATTTCATAAGAACTTGGGTTCGGATATAATTTTTCATTTCTTACTTGATTACATCTATGTATCTCAGGGAAACGATCTTCATATTTTAAGTTGCTTGTGTAGTTATCAAAGTTAAAACCTTCAGAAAAATAATTTATATTTACTTTTAAGAAATTTGTTAACACACCTACAACAAATCCTGACATTCCATTGTGTCCTTTCTCATACTTTTGAACTTGTTGAAAAGAATAACCTAAAACATTTGCAAGATCAGTTTGTGTATAACCATTCTTGCATCTGAGATTTCTCAGTCTTATTCCACAATGTTTATTAAATCTTATTTCTTTATCTCTTTGTTCTTTATTTGGCGACATAGATAGCCTTCCTTTCTTTTTACTTTTTTAATTTAAAATTATTTACTTTTGATAAATAATTTTTGCTTCTTTATTTTGAGTGTCAACAATTCTTCTTACTAATTGTTTGTACTCAACATAGTCCTTGATTGTTTTAGTACATAGTCTGCTATCAATTGTAGCCATAATATTGTTATGACACTTTTGTAGCTTCCCATACAATCTAGGAAGTTCATTGGTTAGGTTCATTCCTATCCTCCTTTTTTATTATAGAATGCTGAAGACTTTTGCTTGTTATCTCTTTGACAACTGCTTTGTCTGAAGCATCCCTTTGATCTGCTGCCTTCTCAACAGAATCAAATTCCTCCTCAAGAGTTGCTGTTATTTCATAGTAAAATATTTTTTTACAACTCATAGTAATTATTGACTTTTAATTTACTGTTTTTTATATGTTTCGTCAACATATACTTTCTCATAAACACATTGTCTGATTTTATTAACTTTAATTTCTCAGCATTTTTTAATAAAATACCTACCCTTTGTTTAGTTAAATTAAGTGCTTTTCCTATCTCATCTAGCTTTGGAAAACATTGGTGTTCCTCATAATAAACAGACATAAAATCTATTACTTCTTTTATTCTAGGACTATAAAATACTTTGCTCATTAGTCCTCCTTGTTCTTTATATTTTGAAGCATATTTTTTAATAAATTATTATATCCTGCTATATCTTTGTGAGTATCTTCTTTGTATATATCTTGTTTGCTACCATCATCAATAGTTCTTGTTAGTTTTAATACAATCATTAGTTGTGGTATTAATGTAATTGGAACTTTGATTTTATATCCATTTACTATTTCTAATACTGATTGAATAAAGTTTGCAATAATATATGAATTGTTATCAAAGCTACCATATTCTTTTTGTTTTTTCTCAAGCATTTGCTTGACCATTTTTTCACCTATATCTATCCATTTTATATTGTCATCTGACATACATTCTCCTTTTAAATTTATTTACAAATACATCCATAAAAATCACCAGTGCCATCATTCATAATATGTGAATTCCATCCTTCATGGTATGTAGTAAGTTTTAAACGTAGTATGTCGCAAAGATCAAAACAATCTACACCACCAATAATTTTTATATCTTCTAACATTTGTTTTGTTACAGGCACTAAACTATACAATCCATCATTTAATATTATTAAGTCCATAAGTAAAAGGGGTGGTAGTTAACTAACAGCAAGGAAGCTAAAAAAAACGACCACCCCATCTATTACAGATTAAGCCTGTTTAGGCTTTCTCTCTTGTAATTTATGAACAACTTTTCCATCATCTTTGGTGTTAATCCATTCAGTAAGATTTAAAGTATCACCCTTTCTCATATCCTTACTAAGTTTGAATGAACCCCAAAACTTCTCAGGGTTTTCATTATCTCTGTTTAGATAACCTTCACCTTCTTTTAATTCAAATGCCATAGTTTAACTCCTTCTTTGTTTTAGTATTTGATTTTTTAATGCGTTAAATGTTATAAATTGATCTGTCTTGGTGAACGCATCCCAACCCATAGACTGATGTATCTCAGTTTTAAGATTTTCCATTTCACTTCTTAAAACTGTAGAATTTTTTTTTTCTTTATTGTTTTTAATTTTATCTAATGCTGTTGTAATATAAAGATCGTCTATTTTTTTTTCTCTTTTTATAATATGAAGTTTAGGAACAGGATCATTTGTTTCTATTATTAATGGTTCAGCAGGAAAACCATCCTCACTATCAATAGCTTCTTCTTGGTCATCTTCTAAACCTGTTCTTAAATTCAAAGCATTTAAAAAAGCATACTTTCTAGCATAAGACATAGCATTACCTGATCCATACTTATCAGCTTTTGCAATAGCATGAGTTTCTATTTCAATAAAATCTTTGCTATCAATGTCTATAATTTTCATTGTGCAAGTAGTACAAACAAAACCATCTTGAATAAAAAAGTTTTTATAACTACAAACAGAATATAACCCTTCATCACTTAATGCTTTTGTAGATACTTTTTGTACTGCGTCATGGGATAATGGGTTGAAGTGCATACCATTTTTTTTGTCATCTTTTTTTACAAACTTACCTTGTGCGTTTGCTAATTTTTTATATATATTACTTGTCATTTTTTACCTTTCTTTTTTTTGGTTTTGTATTTAATGATTTAATCATCTTATCTTTAAAAGCTATCTCATCTTTTAATAGTTTTATTTTTTCTTCGTATTCTTTTTTAATTTCTTTTATTTCTTCTTCTCTATCTAATAACTTTTGACTGTAAGTTTTTAATTCTTTTTTTTGATTTCTTGTTTCAGTTTGATACTGAGCTAACTTAATTAATATTGCGTCTGTCATTTTCCTCCCTATAGTTTTTCATAAAAGTCCTCCAATCTTTGCATATCTTCTTCATGGTAGTTTTCTAATAAAAAATTAGACTTGTAGTTTCTAATCTCAGACCAATCCACACCAATAATCATAGCAAGTTTTTTTATATTACCATCTGCAAATCTAAGCATTTCTTGTCTTTGTATGTTTATTTGTATGAATTTTTTAAAGAAATATTTCAGTCCTTCAGGGGATAACTCCCAACAATTGTCAGGACTAAAAATAATATAATCAGTATCATTTACATATATTAAATATGGTTTGTATTCGTTGTTAAAATGTTTGCTATAAATAGAAGTTTGTATGCAGTGAGTGAACATGGGTTTTTTTACTTTGGTTGCTTTTGTAAAAACATAATCCCCTATTCTATTAGTATTTGTATCTACCTTTTTTATTTTTAAAGGTTTCAAACTAACACTACCAAAATTATTTTTATGTTCAGTGAATATTTTTTTATCATGGTTGACACAATCTATATGTCCTTCGTTTGCAAGGTTTAATGTTTGATCCATGTACTTATCATTATACCAATCAGAAAAAGATAATTCTTTTTCCCATCCTTCAAAACTACCTGATATTTCTTTGATAGCTTCTAAATGTCTTTCAACATAACCTTTAATATGTCTTTCAATAAATTTTATTTTTAAATCATGCTTTTCATCAAAAATAATTTTGTTAAAATAGTTTTTAAAATTTTCTTCTACATCTTCAATTTTTGATTGACCAATTAATATGTTTTGAAATTGGTCATGTGCAAAAGTTCCTGCTTTAAAACTGCTTGATGGTTTTTCTTGTTTAAATTTTAAGTATGGCATCAAATGATATTTGTTAAACCACATCCAATTCGTTAAGGATGTTTGACTTGGTGATGTTGTGGCTTTATTGAAATCACCATTTGTCCATGCTAAATCTGTAAATCTTTCTTTCATTGATAGTTTATTTACAAATTATTTACAATTAAGTCAACAATTAATTTGCATTTTAATTTAAATAATGTATGTCAGAAATATATGGATTATCCCTCAGTTAAGTTAGCTTGGTATGAAATATTACAAGGTGCTATGACAGGAGTTTTGAGAGAAGTAGAAAGTCTAAGAGATAATATTAAATGGGGTCATGGATATAAAGGTAATCAATATGATAAATGGGGAAAAACAATCTCTGGTTCGCTATGTGAAATGGCTCTTGCTAAAAAGTTTTCTAATTATTTCACTCATTCTGTGAACAATTATCATGGTAAAGATATAATCATAAATGGTAAGCCAACACAAATAAAATCTCAGTTGTATTCTAAATATGAAAAATACCTTACAATAAGACCAAACTATAAACCTGAAGATTATTATTTTCTAGTCATAGATAATACACCAACTTTTTATATTTGTGGCTACATACAAGCAAAAGATTGTCAAAAATGTGGCATTTGGACAAATCAAAATATTCCTGATAGACCTTAT